TCTTAATCTCGGACCTCTTGTTGATAAATTTTTTAGTAATAGGTCTAGCGACAAAGCAGCAATTGTTTCCATACTGGATAAGATCTGTCAAGAAAAATTGGAACCTTTTATTGAACGTTCGTATGAAGAACTTGCGTCGTATGTTTCAGCGTATGACCAAAAAATGAGTATGAAGCGAGAGAACATCGCTGACAGAGGTATATGGACTGCCAAAAAGAGATACATATTAAATGTATGGGACTCAGAAGGAGTTAGATATAAAGAACCCAAGATGAAAATCATGGGTCTTGAAACAGCAAGGAGTTCTACTCCTGCATATTTTAGGGATAAATTGTATGCAGCATTTAAAATTATTATCGGCAAAACAAATGATGAACTTATCAATTTTATCAATGATGTCCGAACAGAAACCAAAGAGCGACCCTATGAGGAAGTCGCCTTTCCCAGAGGAGTTAACAACCTTGCCAAGTACCGTCACCCAAAGGAAATCTATCAAAAAGGAACACCCATCCACGTAAGGGGTGCCCTACTTTACAATCATTACGTAAAGCACTATAATATAGAAAACAAGCATCCTCTCATCCAAGAAGGTGAGAAGATCAAATTCATGTATCTTAAAACACCAAACCCAATTCACGAGAATACTATTAGTTTCTTTGGTGAATTACCGAAAGAGTTTGGTATAGGAAAATATGTGGATTACCAAACACAGTTTGAGAAATCATTTCTCGAACCACTGAAGAACGTGCTACAATGTATTGGTTGGACACACGAAAAGACTATTTCAATTAGTAATTTTTTTGAATGATTATGTACAATTTTATGAGGATGAATTAATGGGATTCTTGGATTCTGTAATTAAAGACAGTGGGAATGAATTTGCTGGATTAGTTAGTGAAGGAGTTGCTGCAGGTGATATTACTAATTACGTTGATACTGGAAGTTATATTTTTAATGCTCTGGTTAGCGGTTCTATCTATGGAGGTCTTCCTGCTAATAAAGTTACTGCACTTGCAGGAGAGAGCAGCACAGGTAAAACATTCTTTGCTTTGAGTGTTGTTCGTAATTTTTTAGAAGCAAATCCTAAAGCAGGAGTTATATATTTTGAGACAGAATCTGCTATCTCAAAAGAGATGATTGAGTCTCGTGGTATTGATAGTAAACGTATGGTTTTATTTCCTGTTGCTACGATAGAAGAGTTTAGAACACAGGCATGTAGAATACTTGACAAGTATCTTAAGGAACCTAAAGACAAACGTGAACCTATGATGTTTGTTCTTGATAGTCTTGGTATGTTATCTACATCTAAAGAGATGGAAGATATTGCTAATGATAAACAAGTTCGTGACATGACTAAATCACAACTTATCAAAGGTGCGTTTCGTGTTCTTACACTTAAACTAGGACAAGCACAAGTACCTATGCTTGTGACAAATCATACATATGATGTAATAGGATCTTACATGCCTACGAAAGAAATGGGTGGTGGTACAGGTCTTAAGTATGCTGCATCAACTATCATCTACCTTACAAAAAGTAAAGAACGTGACAGTAAGAAAGAAGTTGTAGGAAATATTATTAAGTGTGAAGCTAAAAAATCTCGTTTAACAGTGGAGGGAAGTAAAATTGCAACACGTCTATTTTTTGACGAACGTGGACTTGACAAGTACTACGGACTATTGGAATTGGGTGAACAATATGGGGTCTTCCAACGGGTGGGCAATCGGATTCGCATTGGTGAATCTTCTGTTTATCCTTCTTCTATTCTTGCCAGTCCAGACAAATACTTCACAGAAGAAGTAATGCAACAGTTAGAGGAAGCAGCGAAGAAGGAGTTTAGTTATGGTGGTTGATACAATTTTATTTGGCGATTGTCGTGAGACTTTAAAAGAGTTTGATGGCAAAGCAAGAACTTGTGTCACGTCACCTCCATATTATGGGTTACGTGATTATGGTGGAGAAGAGTCACAGATAGGACAGGAACAAACACCAGAAGAATACATCCAAAATCTAGTAGAAGTATTCAGATCTGTGCGTGATGTGCTAACTGATGATGGTACACTATGGGTAAACATAGGTGATAGTTATTACAACTATAGACCTGGTAAAGGACAAGCATTACCAAAACAAACTGTAAGTAAAACAAAACAAGATCTACCTGACAAGTGTGCCAAGAGAGGTAACAAATTAGAAGGTCTTAAGGAGAAAGATCTGATAGGTATACCGTGGATGTTAGCATTTGCATTGCGTGCAGATGGATGGTATCTACGTCAGGATATTATCTGGCACAAACCTAATCCTATGCCTGAGTCGGTAAAGGATAGGTGTACTAAATCACACGAATATATTTTTCTACTTTCTAAAAATCGTAAATACTATTATAATAATGAAGCAATTAAAGAACCCGTCAAGCAAGACTGGGGTACACGAGACCGCACTAAAGGTAAGTACCATAATCCTGGCACTGGGTTGGTTCCTCATAGTGGGTTATCCAAGTCTTATGACAGGAAAAATAAGCGAGATGTTTGGACTGTAACAAACAAACCATATAAGGGAGCACACTTTGCTGTGTATCCACCTGATCTAATTGAACCTTGTATCAAGGCAGGGAGTGAGGAGGGAGACATAGTTCTAGATCCATTCATGGGATCAGGAACAACAGCACTTGTTTCCAAATCATTAAATAGACACTATATTGGTTGCGAACTACATGAAGATTATGGTAGACTAATACAAAAGAGATTGAGTGAGAAATCATTTGCGAGGTTAAAACTAGAATGACAGAACGTATAGAAGAAACAATACTTCGCAACCTAATTTACAATGAACAATACTATCGTAAGGTAGTTCCATTTATAAAAGCAGACTATTTCCAAGAGTACCATGAAAAAATTGTATTTGAAGAGATTGCTGACTTTGCTGCTAAGTACGATAAAGTACCTACTAAGGAAGTTCTCTCAATTAATCTCCAAAATAGAGGAGACCTTACAGAAGAGACATTCAAAGATTCAGTACAGAGAATAAATTCTCTATCTGATGACTGGGTAGATTATGACTGGTTGTTAGATGCCACAGAAAAATGGTGTCAAGACCGTGCTATATACTTAGCACTCATGCAGTCTATCAAGATTGCTGATGGCGGAGATAAGAAGTTCACAAAGGGTGCTATACCTAGTATCTTACAGGATGCTTTGGCAGTTTCTTTTGATGAGCATATCGGACATGACTACATTGAACAATCATCAGATAGATATGAATTCTACCACAGGAAAGAAGAGAAAATACCCTTTGATTTGGAAAAGTTTAACTTTATCACGAAAGGTGGTCTCCCTAACAAGACTCTCAACATCGCTCTTGCTGGTACGGGTGTCGGGAAGTCTCTATTCATGTGCCACATGGCTGGTTCCGCCCTCACTCAGGGCTACAACGTTCTCTACATTACATGTGAAATGGCAGAGGAGAAGATTGCTGAACGAATTGACGCAAATCTTCTAAACGTTAATGTCAAAGACATTGTAGAACTACCAGAAGTTCTATTCTCTAGTAAAGTTCAAGAGATCGCTAAAAAGACTAGAGGAAAACTTATTATCAAAGAGTATCCAACAGCGTCTGCTCATGTAGGACACTTCAAGGCACTCTTAAGCGATCTCAAATTGAAGAAAGACTTCAAACCAGATATTATTTTCGTTGATTATTTAAACATATGTGCAAGTGTGAGGTACAAAGGTGCCATTGTTAACTCGTATACCTACGTTAAGGCGATTGCGGAGGAGCTTCGCGGTCTTGCTGTGGAATGTTCTTTACCTATTGTCAGTGCCACTCAAACTACTCGTAGTGGTTATGGCAATAGCGATCCAGATCTTACCGATACTTCTGAGTCTTTTGGTCTACCTGCCACTGCTGATTTTATGTTCGCTCTTATATCTACTGAAGAGCTTGAACAACAAGGTCGCATCATGGTCAAACAACTTAAAAACAGATACAACGACCCGACTTCCTCAAGAAAATTCATGGTGGGAATTGACAGATCAAAAATGAAGCTGTATGATGTTGCAGATGATTCGTCTGCTATTAACATCAATGACGAAGATCCTGGTGAGGAATTTCAGCAATTTGCTGACACACAATCTAGACTATCAAAATTCTCAGAGTGGAATGTATGACAATTAATTTTAAAAGATATGAAGAGTTTGTTTCTGCAGTTACTTCTGAAGCATCAACAAACTTCGTTGACTTCGCTGATCGTATTGGCGAGTTAGACCGTGAAGGTGCTAACATTGAACGTCTCCTTACTAGCGGTGTTGGAATCAATGCCGAGGGTGGTGAGTTTCTTGAGATCATTAAGAAGATGATCTTCCAAGGAAAACCATGGGATGAAGATAACAAAGAACATCTTATCATTGAGTTGGGTGATGTAATGTGGTATGTGGCACAAGCTTGTATGGCACTTGAAATTTCGTTTGATGATGTTATTGAACGTAACGTAAAGAAATTAGAGAAGAGATATCCTGGCGGTAAATTTGATATTCAAAAATCTGAGGTTCGTGCTATAGGAGACCGATGAGTGGAGATTACGAAACACATTACATCAACCAACCAAACATAAGCTACATAAAAGAAAAAACCATGTCATGTAATCTAAGAGAAATAGCGGTAACATCTTTGCTTGAGCAAGCACAAGGTGAGATCAGCAAAGCAAAAGCAAATGTTGAAATTTATTTACATAATCCTGTAGGTATTGGTGAGCACCCAGATGTTCTTGGTGCTATTCAAGATCAACTAGATGTAATTGCAAAAGCAGAAGAACGTATTGATGTCATTAACAAGCACTTTATTGTACATCACTAGTATTATAACCTCTCCTCTAAATAGATAGACGGGAGGTTTTTTCATGAAAGCAGGAGATTTTTTCAGAAACGGTG